GCACGTTCATGTTGTTCTTTATTATATTTTTTTGCTAATTCTCTTGAAACATATTCTGCGTGATCTAGTTCTTTTTTCATATTGCTCTTTCTGTAGTTTCTGCGGATGCTAAATGTGCTTGTTGGTGATCCATTCTTGCTAATAATATTGCTATTTCTGCTTTCATCTGTTCAATTTCTTTTTGTGCTTCTGTCTTTGTAATTGTGTCAGTCATCGCAGTAGACGCACGAATCTTTGTATCTTCACGTCTAGTTTGATTTGTCATCTCAATATCATGTGCTTTAGCAGTCTGACGCATGAGTTCACGCTTAGTCTCAGCTTCTTGCTTAACGCCTTCAATGTCTTGACGTTGTTTAATCATCATCTGCATTTGCTGTAACTGTTGTGTAAGCTGCTGGACTTGTGCCTGACCTTGTTTGAGCTTCATCTGTACCGCAGGTGGTATATCAGACATATCATCAATTTGAGCTAATGGGTTATTAATTGCCAAACGATCAGCAATAACGTCAGCACCTGGGAAGTCCATATTTCTTACTAATAAATCACCAGCAACTTGTACTAATTGTGGTTCAGCTTGGAATAATTGCATCATTGCAGTTACAGCTTCTTGACGCTTAGAGTTGTAACCTGGGCCTGTATCCATCACCACGTCATACTCACCAATGGTCACGTCATTTAAAATACGCATTACGCCTTGTTCATCCATCTTGCGCTCATTAATTGTCATAATCTCAGGCTTGCCATCATCGCCAATGATACGCATTGCACGTTGTGTGTCATAAATCTTTGGTATTAAATCTAAAATCACACGACCAACTTGTCTGATAGAACGAGTTAAGTTGTCGTAATAGTGCATATTGGTCATATCAGCTTGCATCTGCTGACCTTGAATTGCTTTGCCTGACTGAATACCTTGTGGCAATTGGCTCGGATCATAAATACCAATAACTGCTTGTAAATCTAAGTTCATTGACTGCATTGCTGCCATCGCACCTGTTGGTGGTTGTTCTGGTGTCTGTCTTATCGGTGGCGGAGCTTGTCTACCATCAATATCTGTCTGCTTATAACGTAATATAGGCATTGCTTTAATGTTAGCCATTGCCCATTCGTTCTCATGGCCTTCATCTTGACCTTCTGCCAATAGCCATTTAGCTTTAGGTGCTAACGCTACAGTTTCAGTTAATGCAGTTGACCAGTAGTTATACATACGTTGTGGGTCTTTAGCCATACGCACTAAACCAAAACGCTTGTGTTTGCCTTGAACAATGGTTGACTGACCGTATACAGGAATAATTGGAATGTATTTACCTGCCCACTCGCCCTCTTCCAAAACTTGCATTGCAGTAACTTTGCACCATTTAACCTTTTTACGCACAGAATCACGTCTATTAATAACCTCTATGCCTAATTCTTTCATCAATTTTTTATCTACTTCATCTTCGTAAATGCTAGAACCGTCAGACAGTTGTAATAAAACAACACTTTCACGCACTGTATACCAATATTCTGCGATACGGATTTCTTCTTTTTGAATCCAATCGCCAATCACATCGCCTGTTCCACGACTGACAAAGCCTGAATCAATCTCTGCGTCAGGATACATTGCACTAAATGTTTTCTTAGGGATAAGTGTTGTAATTAAACAACGCTCTGCATCTGAACCGTCAGCCATAATGGAATTAGGGTCAAAATACACAGTAAATGGATTCTCAATAGGCTTGATGTAGATTTCTTGGTCAAAGCTATCGTCTTTAATATAGTCTGTAGTGACACGAATGTATCCCCAACCCATGCGAACTGCGTAATCTACTGCATTAATATATGCTTGGTCAGCATCAGACTGTAATTCAATGTGTCGGCAAATACCTGTAATGATTTCTGCTTGTTTTTCATCCGTTTGGGTATTCATACCATGAGCTTTGATTCTTGGTCGTTGCTCACGGATTTGGTTAACAATTTGACGGCAATACGCATCAACTTTATTGATAGTCAGGCAAGGTCTAGCTTCTAATATACGACTGTTTTGCACGTCTACAGGCCATTGGTCACCAGCTGAGAATCGTACATCGTCTAACGCTTCAGCTCTATTGTTTGAATCAATGTCGTTGACTTGACGTAAGAACTCCATCGCTTGTTGTATGCGACTATCCTGATCTGTATCGATTTCAGCCATAATTTGCCCTCATTGTAAATGCCATTTTAACCCATCCATGAGCCATGCTCAATATAAACCTTCTTCGGTTTATTCTTTTTAGGCTCGTTTACCATTAATCCAAGCATTCTAAATGCGTCTGCACCATGTGAATATTGGTCGTGCAATGGTTTCTGACTCCATGAACCATCTTCTGCCACATCGTATTTGTAATGACGCAAGCATTGTAAGCCTTCATCGCAGTTTTCTCTGTCAAAGTAACAACGTGAGAATATAGTCCTTGCAGCGTTAATACTGTCTACAATAGGCACTCTGTCTAATATCTGTACCTTATGTCCTAAACTTCTAACAATTTCTTCTATGCTTCTGCCTGTGCCTAGATTTTTTGCTGCTGCATCATGTGGCAACCATAACGTGTCATAGAAATAACCAAACTTCTGCATTTCTGCTAAATACCATGAAATAGTTTGCTGATTGGCTTGCATATAACGTATTAAACGTATCTCCATACCAATGAACTGCACAAACCAAATAGCTGTATGGTCTGCCCATCCCAAATCAAATACCGCATGAACAGGTTTAATTGGGTCGTATGGCACACGAGTAATCTGATTATTAAGCTCTGCCAACTGCATTTCTTTCGCAAAGATAGCACCGTCTACCGTTACTCTGCATAATCCTTCCCAAACTGTATTGTAGGCTTCAGGATCACGCATCTTGAGTGCTTCACGTTCTAAATTCAGAGTTTCAGGAAACCAGGGATTGTCTGACCAGTTAATCTTTTGCACCAATGCACCTGTTGGTGGACTAACCACAAATCTTTGGAATGTTTCATCTGATTCTAGCTCTGGGTTAAATGTTACCCATATCTCAGAACCTTCTTTACGAATCGTTGGTATAAGAATATTCCATGATGTGCGACTAGTTGTCTGAGCTTCCTCAACCCAACAGATGTCTACACCCTCATAAGACTTCACATTGGCAATATTGTTTTTAAGGCCTACAAATGAAAATTCACTACCATTCTTGCCACGAATAGAGTTCTGCGTAACCTCATAAAATGATTCAAGACCTAATGCGTAGATTTGGTCGCTGAGTAGCTTATGTACTGAATCTTTGATGGAAGTTTGAAATTCTCTGGCGCAGAGTATTCTGAGCGTTGATTTGCAGCCAAGTATAAGCAAAGCACGAGCAACACCCCAACTTTTAGCACCACCCCTACCGCCATATAATACTTTGTATCGTGCTTTATCAAAAAGGATGGATAGTTTCTCAGGAAACTCAGCCTTTGCAATAGCACCCTGTACGACATCATTCATTAGGCTTTACAAACGTAACTTGAATACCTGTCAATGGCTCACCGTCTGCACCAGTAATCTCAGTAGACTGTACTGCTTTGCCATCAACTCTATCAATCACTTCTTTCGCAGCGGCAATACTACCTTCCATTGCATCTTCAATCAGCTTCTCAACAATCTTCTCTAGCTTATGTGGGTTCTGCACCAAATGACGTTTGAGCTGGTCAGCAAAGAGCTTGTTCTTGGTAGCATTCTTGTTACCCTTCATGCCCTCTGCTATCTTTGTAGCACGATCTAATTCAGATTCCATGTTATTGATTAACAAAACTTTATTGTTGTTTTTCTGCAACAGGTGCATCAGTAGTCTGTTGTATTTCTGCAACAGGTGTCTGAGCATCAATCTGTGACTGTGTGTGGTTCTTAATAAAGTCTACAAGTCCTCTTGAGAACTTATGTGGTACTTCATCAAGAAACTTTAACATTTCATTAATTTGGTCAATGTGGAATTCAATTTTCATTTCTTTTTATCCTTTTTTTGCGCTGCTCGTTGTACGTTTAGTGCTATCGCTACTGCTTGCTTTTGTGGTTTCCCAGCCTGTACTTCTTTTTGTATATTTTCTTTTACTGCTTTCTGTGACTTGCTTTTTATCAATGGCATCTTGTAACTCCTTTGGAACTTCAACAATAAAATGGTAATCAACCTCTATTCTGTCTACTTTAAGATCAGACATCTGAGTTTTATACCAACCAAAATGATTCATCATCTTTTCAAACAAACTTCTTTCATCAAGTAATTCAATATTCATTAGCAATTCCAATTCTTTAATGACGCTTTAGCTCTTGGCGCATCGCCTTTCGCGTGTTTAACTACACCTTCCATCCTTGCACAAAATGATTTCTTACGACCTTCATCTTTTTCTGTCTTTGGATGTGGTGCTGGTGCTTTTAAGTTACTACCGTTCTTCGCATTGTATTCAGCTCTACCCTTGGCAGTCATGCCTGCACCCTTTTCAGTAGGGTTGTAGGTCTTACCTTTGCCTGTAGTCTTATGTGGGATGGGTTTGTCGTGTTTGGTAGCCATTATTTGTATTTATATCAAATCTAATTCAGTTATTGACGGAGCAATATAATGCTCTTTTTCCCATTTGGCACAATATTCTTCCGCATTTTGACGGTTTCTAAATACTGGATGAGGTTTAAATTCATAGCCATCTTTGCTTGCAATGCTTGTATAAGGCGCAGTTTCACCATGACCGCTGACTACTCTGCCTTTATGGGTTAATACATATATTTTTTGAATGGTCATTTTTTTGCAGTCTTTGCTGATTCTTTAAAGGTTTTAGTTGTTGGCGCACCTTTAGTGCCAGGTTTACGCATCTTCTCAACTGGTTTGCCTTCTGCTTTTTCACGTTCTATACGTGCTTGCTTTTTATGAATATTGGCGTATAAGCCAGGTTTAGTTGCCATTATGCTCTCTCCTGTTCAAAACATACATCTTGCCACGACATAATTAAATAACGCTCGTTATCTTCAAAATACTCTTGATACTTTAAATATTCATCATTGCCCATGTGTCCAAAACGAATAAAGCTGCCAACACTTATTGGCATAGGTTCACGTTTACCGTTTATTAGTTTCTTACCAGGGCCTACAGCCATTACCGTACCCATGTTATCTTTTTCATCCATTATAACTTCAATAAGGGTTGATTTAACACGAGGAATTGGTTTTACAACAATTTTATCGTTAAGTGGTTTAAGCATTTTTGCGTGGCCTTCCAATCTTGGGTTTGATTGCGCCAACTTCTTCCATGATTGTTGTGCGAGTGATTTCTTCAACAATCTGATCCATAGCTAGTTTGCTTGGATTCTGTGAATACTCGCCACAATATTCTGTGGAATGTCTATTTTGATATGTAGGATACCGTCTACACGTTCCCATTACTTCATTAGGATTTGTAAAATGTATACAAGAATTACACGTTTTATTAAAATTACTATCAGCCATTTAGAACTATCTTTCTAATTAGGTCAGAGAAGCCTAGTTACGAGCTAGGCTTTTCGTTTATTACATTGCGTCTTGAGCGTGTTCTGCACGTTTGTGTTCGTAAACAACCTTTTCAGAGCTTCCACCCTTCATTTCGCCACATTGACCGTCATACTTGCCCATGTGGGAAGCATCACGACTACCAATACCGTCAGCTTTGCCCATTGCAACGCCACCAACTAATTTAGCTTTACGCTCACCAGTTGTGTCGCTAGATGTAGCACCTGCTGGAGCTTTAGCACCAGTAACTGAAGGAACGCCTTTAGTTGAGTTAGGCCCTTTTTCTAAACCCTTCTTTTCGCCAGTCATATCAGATGATTTAACACCTTTTGGCTCTTTTTCCATACCGTAGTAACCCATATCTTTTCCTTTGCAAAGAAATCTCACCATTGAGATACTTCATTTTACTATAAATTTATTGCAAATCAAGTAATTTAATTAAACGAACTGCGCCACCAATATCATCTATTCGATTTACCGCAGAGCCTTTCCATTCACTCATAAACTTAAGCTGTGCCTCAGTAAACTTTTTATTTGCGCCTGATTTAATTTCTACAAGCACAGTATGCCCATTGTATCCAACAACAATATCTGGAAATCCTCGACCTATACCAGATGCGTCAAACACAGTTGCACCTAATTCTCTAAAAGTCTTTACAATTTCAGTATGGTTTAAATCAACTTTTTTTGCGTATGTCATTGTATTTTCATTAAAATGTGTTATAAATTTACCAACATAAGGGGAATATGATGAGCGCACCAATAGTATCTGAAGAAGAATTTATAAGATTATGGAACACGTTACGTTCTGCAACTGAAGTTTCTAAAGCTCTTAATTGTGATCTTCGTGGAGTACATCGGCGCAGAAAAAAAATAGAAGAAAACAATAGTATCATACTCCCTTCTGATTCCCAATTGGGTTTAAAAAATAGACAATATTCACAAGAACAATTACAACGAGTATTAGAACAAACACGTCACAATGTAAGACGTGGTATCAACATTGATTCAGGTCGTGTGCTGGTTTTTAGCGATGCACATTTTTACCCAGATGATGAAACAACTGCCTATCGAGCTTTATTAGAATGTATTAAAGAATTTCAGCCTGAAGTCATTATTTGTAATGGTGATGCGTTTGATGGCACAACCAATAGCCGTCACGCAAGAATTAACTGGTCAGACGCACCAACTGTTGTAGAAGAATTACAAGCCGTACAACATTATTTAGGTGAAATAGAAGCTACATCTAAGTTTCACGACAATTTAATTTGGACTTTAGGTAATCATGACGCTCGCTTCGAGACGTTCTTATCAAGCCAAGTGCCACAATACCAAAACATTAAAGGTTTTAGTTTAAAAGACCATTTTCCTATGTGGAAATCTTGCTGGTCGTACTGGGTAAATGATGAAACGGTAATCAAACACCGTCATAAAGGTGGGCAATACGCAGGTTATAACAATATTAAAGCTGCAATGGGATGTCACGTTGTTACAGGCCATACGCACGTTTTAGCAGTACAACCTATTACTGGATATAAACAAACCTATTATGGTGTACAAACAGGTATGTTGGCTTATCCAAAAGGTAATCAATTTATTGATTATACAGAGGATAATCCTGTTGATTGGAGATCAGGTTTTGCTTTATTAACTTTCCATAAAGGTAAATTATTAATGCCTGAACTTATACAAGTTTATGATGAAATAGAAGGTGAAGTGCAATTTCGTGGCAAGGTTTATGGTGTATGACACCATCTAGTCAAACATTAGAGGCTATGTATCTGATGTTATGTCAGATGAAACCTTTTAAACATTGGGATATGCCCAATACCGCAGAAATTAATTTTGTAGTTACCGATGAAGAAGATGCCTACGGTACTTATGTATATGACGATGATATACACATTATTACAATATCAAAAGCTAAGTGTAGCCACTTTGAAACGATACTTAAAACATTAGCTCACGAAATGATACACATGAAAAGGTATCGCACTAAAGCCTGGGATCAACACGATGCAGTCTTTAGACGTTACGCTAAAGCAATAGCTGATGAATTTGGATTTGATCCCCTTGAGTTGTAAAAAAACCTAGTCAGCTCGGCAAAGCCAACTAGGTCTACATCTTTGATACTTTTAGTCAGCTCTGGCAAGCCCACTAGGTCTATCTACTTCAAGGAAGTTTTATTATATTAAAAATTTTATAATCTTGCAAATTAATTTTAACAATATTAAATTTACAAGTTTAATAGTTCCATCGTCTGAAGTAGTAAGGTTTGCTCGTCAATTCCGTAGCAAGATTCAAATCCTTTTCTGCCAAGTCCGTGAACGCCAGTATTGCCTCTGTGATGTTCGGTGCAGAGTCCAATAACTTCCGCATTTTCTCTTTTCCCACCAAATCTTCTAATGTGGTGGATTTCACACGGTGTCTCTCCATATCCAAGATGACGACAGAGCGAGCATCCCAATCTTGCAATTTTTCCATATAATTCTTTTTCTGCTTTTCTCATCTTGTCATTTTTTCAATCGCACGATTTGTTGCTTGTTCAGTACGATAAACGTCAAGTTTAGTTTT